TTAAACATCATTGAAAGAATGTATAGCTTTCTTATAAGGCATAAGAAAAACGCAAAGCCATCAAACGAGGATAAACCTTGGACTGATAGAGGATATATCTCATATATGTTATGGGGTGGATTTGAAGCATTAGCTTGGGTAGAAGAATTATTATACGAAGTAGATAGAAAAACTTCAGAAGATATGGAAAAAGCTAAGGTAGATTTTGACGGAGACGGAGAAGGACACCCAGCACAATACTTTGAAGGATTACCTGAGGATATTGCGAGAGAAAGAGAAAAAGAAATAGAAAGACGCCAAGAACATTTCAAGGAGACTGGTGAACAGATTTATGGACCACTCCCTGGAGATGATTACGATTTTGATAAAGCTGAACAAAATAAAGGCACTAAGTCTAAAAAGGCTGATGAAGTAAGAGAAGAGATTAAAAAGCCCGGTAAAGATGAATTTATTCGTGCTGCAAGTAAAGTAAGTGGTGTTTCTAAGAAGATTATTGAAGAAGTATATGATAAAGGTTTAGCTGCTGCAGCAACAAGTGGACATAGACCGGGACAAACACCACAATCTTGGGCAAGAGCCCGTTGCTATGCCTTCTTATTTGACAGTAAGAGTGGAGCACGTAAAGCTGATAAGCACTTATGGGATAAACATTTAGAAAGTAAAAAATCTCTGTCTATAAAAGAAACTAAAGAAATATTTGTAGAAGGATTAAAAGATTAATGAGTGATTTAGAACAACAATGGGCATACTGGATATCTATTCAAAGTAAACAACAAGATAAAGTCCCACCTTCAGAATACGGTAAACGTAATAAGTCTAAATAATATAATATATAACATTGATAGGCAGTTAAGAGTTAATCCAAACTAAAAAACAAATAATAATATATATAATACCAATGATAGGCAGTTAACAATGACAACATTTCAAGACATATTAAAAAAAGCAAGGTCAGAAGCAAGACAAACTCTAAATAAATCAAAAGATGTTAGTCGTTTAGCTGACGTTCATAATTTAGATGAACAACCTATAAATACTCATAAAGAAGAAATAAATAAAACAGAAGAAAACGTCATTACTATTGGTGATGCTATTATCGAACAGTCTGCAGCTGCAATACAAAAAGTAAAGAAAAGTAAACTAAAAGGTCCTAATGGGGCAAGTAGAAGAATAGCAAAAGCTATAGCTGCTAAAAACATTAAACTATCACAATTACAAAAAGCATTTACAATTCAGCAAAGATTTGGTTATAAAAGACCTGAGTGGCACGTTGTAGGAAGTTATGCTTTAGAAGAGCTTCAAAAACTATTAGATAGTGGCAAGCCTCTCAATGAGGCGTTAAATACACAATTTGAGAGGAAAGATAAATGAGCAAACTTGACGTATTTAGTAAATTTCAGCCTCTAACTTTAAATCTTAATAAAGATGATGAGAAAGAGACTATAGATATTGAAGGCATAGCAACAACAGAACATCAAGATAGTGCAGGAGAGATTATTCTGCAAGATGGTATTGACTGGAGCTATTGTCTTAAAAATGGTGCATTTAATTACGACCACCAGAATGAACCACGTTTTATTGTAGGTGCTCCTCAATCCGTTAATAGGATTAAACATAGAGGTAAAAACGCAACATCAATTAAAGGCATTCTTTATGCTAAAAAACAAATAGTTAAAGACTTAGTCGAAAACTATAAAGCAATGAAGAGCGCAGGAGATATTAGACAATTAGGCTTTAGTATAGAAGGCCAAGTCTTAGCAAGAGATAATAAAAATCCACATATTATTACTCGTGCGAAGGTTTTAAATGTTTCATTGACACATCAACCTTGTAATACTGAAGCAACTGTAGCTTTAGTTAAATCTATTTTGACAGATATGGAGAAAACAGAAACTATGGAAAAACAATACGATGATTTGCCTATGACATATAAGCAAAGTAAAATGCTCGAAGACTATTCTGAAAAGCTTTGTGCATTACTCAAATCAATGCCAATGGATGCAGACTTACCAGAATGGGTCCAAGGAAAGATTACAAAAGCTCTTGATTACCTTCAGGCAGCATATCACTATCTTGAAGTAGAGATGCAAGAAGAGATGGATAAAGATATTGACGCACTGCGAGAAGAAGTAGTAGATGCTCCCGAAGATGTTGAGCCACCACTTTACGATAGAGATAATGATTATCCTCAGTCTTTTGAGATGGAAAAGGGATATTATAAGTCTGACGAAGAGATGGATAAAATGGACAGACAACAAATGATGGAATATGCTCGTTTCTTAGAAGGTCTTAAGAAAGAGAAAATCGATTACGAAGACGGTGAAGACCCAAAGAGTAAAGCCCAAAAACTTTTAGAAATTCATCCAGAATTAGCAGACCCTGAGATTATGGCAGAAATACATAGTCAAATGGATAAAATGTCTGACCTAAGTCCTATTCAGCCTGAAAGCTTAGAAGACGATGAGCAGCCTTTAGCTTCAGAAGATATGAATATGGAGCCTATGGATAAAGAAGATATGCCTGAGGTAGAAATGCCAGAAGGACTTTCACCTGAAGAATTGAAGCAACTTATTTTGGGTATGCTTGAAATGGGATTACCTGTCGATAAAATGCAAGAATATATCAAACAATATTGTAGCTAATAGACAACCCAGATTAACTCTGTTTTTATAGAATTTAAATATATTATTAAACATATAAAAAAATATTTCTATAAAAACAGAATAATAAATAAATAAAACTTGCTTTTAATATATAAAGATAAAGTTTTCGACATCTAAACTAACAAAACATAAAAAAAATATACTTATAACTAAATAAATTAATCAGTTGCAGTATATATAATATAGGAACGCGCTAAAATTCGCTCTAATTGTTTTTCTATTGTCAAGTAAGGTATATTTGTATATATTGCACAAACAATAGCAACAAGCAAAGCCTATGCAAACGGCATCAAATAAGATTATAAATTCTATAGGAGAAAACACAATGTCAGAAACTAATAATAATGTTGAGACAATCCTTACTGAGATTAAGGAAACTCTCGAAATTGAAAATAAAGTTTCAACAGAGCTTGCTAAGTCAGCAGACGCCTTAGTAGCCGAGCATACGGCTAAGTTTGAAGGTCTAAGCAAATCTGTAGATGAACTTTCAGCAAAACTTGACAGCATCCTTAACGCAGTAGCTGCTCTTAACATCCCTTCACAAGAGGATATTGAGAAAGCAATTGAAGTTAAAGCTGAAGAGATTACGAAAAACGTTGAAGAAAAAACTGAAGAGCTTAATAAAAAGGTAGAAGACCTTGAGAATGAGCCAGTAGTTAAATCAGCAACTGTAGTCGTAGAAGAAGAAGTTAGCGTAGAAGCTCCAGAAGCTGCTGCTCCAACTCGCACCGAATTAATTAACAAAGCTATGGCAGAGCTATCTTCTGCCTCTTTCGAAAGAAAAGCCCAACTCTTTAAAGCGATTAGTCGTCTTGAGGCGGGTGTAGATATTGATAAAGTAAATTTTTAAGGAGAATACATAATGTTACCTAATATCAATGAAAACGTTACTATTAACGAACTTACCCGTCTAAATGATACTCTTCGCAAAAGCAGCGAAGTAGGTTATCAGAGCAACACTATGGGCGCAGGCTCACTTTCACCTATCGTCCCTCAGTCAATTGAAGGAACTTTAGCTTCTGCTGCTCACACTATGCGCGATTTGGCTCTATGGCCAATGCTTCCTAAGGTCCAAGCAACTAACACTCTTCACGAGTATGCAGTTATTCGCGACCACGGTGAAGACCTCGACCCATTCATCAGCGAAGGTGGCGGTAGTGAGTTTGGTGCATCAGCATCACAATACGAGAGAAAATCTGTAAAGATTAAATATATGGCAGAAAAACGCAGCATCTCTGACGTTGCAAGCCTTGTAGGTATTGTTGGTCCTAACGCAGACGCTCTTGCTGAAGAGACTGAGCGCGGCACAATGAGCCTTCTTCGTAAAATGGAGGTTCAACTTTTCCACGGTGATGAAGACGTAAATGTTAATGCATTTGACGGTGTTCTTAAGCAAATTGAGCGTGGCGATAGCGGTCGACGTAATCCATTCCGTTTTGGCCGTGATTTCTCTGACAACCAAGAGGACCTAGGCGGTTCTGCTTTAACTGGTGAGAAGCTTCACGAAGTTCTTGGTGAGCTTTACTCTGCTCCTCGTTTTGGACAGCCTGACGCAATCTTTATGTCTCCTAAGGCATACAGCAAGCTTATCAGCGATAGTGCACAGAATGGTCGCCACGACTCAATGATTATGGTTAATCAAGGAGACCAAGGCGTTCACACTATTGGTGCTGGACCTCGCATCCACGTTATGGGACCTATGGGACCCGTACCTGTAGTTGCTGCTCCATTTATCAGCCGTCGTCTTGCTCCACCTTCAGTTAAATCTGCAAGCTCTGACCTTACTCTCCAAAACGGCGCTGCACGTTTCACTTCACAAGGTGTTGATACAGATGTAAATTATCGCGCTGCTGTTACTGCATTAAATGCTGACCTTGATACTTCAGTAGGTTGGGACCCAACTGGTAATGGCGACCACCAAGGTGATTATCGCTATGTATTCGTAATGGTTAATAAGAAAGGTTATTCTGACCCTATTCTTTCTGACGCTGTTGATGCACACGACGGTCAAATTCCTAAGTTCAACCTCGCTGCTCAAACTGCAGGTGATGCTCCTCTTTACGTTCGTATCTATCGTTGCAAAGGCGACCTTAGTGATGCACAGTGTCTTCGTAAAGCACAGCTCATCGGTGAAGTTAAGGCTGATGAGATTATCGGTGCTGATTGGTTTGACGCAGGATTTGAGCAAAATGATTGCGACAGCGTTCTCATTACTCAGCTCGACCAAGGTGTTATCGAGTTTGCACGTCTTCTCGACTTCATCCGTCGTCCTCTTGCAGAAGTTGGCGCTGCTAAGCAATTCCTTCTTATGCTCTTCGGTGCTCCATCAGTTAAGGTGCCTAAGAAGAACTTCGTTCTTAGAAACGCAGCTTCTAAATAATCTTTAATTAGGATTTAGAAAAACTGGGAGAGGCACTATTAGTCTTTCAAAAAATCAGAAGTTCGATATATTCAGATTTTTTAACCTCTCGAAATGGCTCTTGCTCTCCCAGTCAGATTAGAGAGGTTTTTTTTCATACGCAGATTAGACGTAGTTAAAAAGAAACTTAGATTTATTATAATACCATAGATAATCAAAGAAAGTTTCACCGACATCAAACAGATAACTCATAAGGACAACAAATATGGCATTAGTATTAAGAGACATTATTACAGCAGACCTATTAAAAAAGACAATGCTTACAGGTGTTGACCTAACAGACGACGCTGGTAATGCATATCCTGATGAGCTTTTTGAAGAAGCTATAGAACAAGCAATAAGTTTAATAGAAGAAGAATTAGAAATAACAATAGACCCATTTACAGTCAATAACGAAAGACACGATTTATATAACGACCAAAGAAATGCTTGGTATGGACAACAATTAGATAGAAGGCCGCTTAAAGAAGTTAAAGATTTAACAATTTCATATGGCAAATATACACCAGTTCAAATACCAGACGCTTGGCTTAATATAACATCCCCAGAAACATCATCTGTCAGCTTAATACCAACTGCTGAAAGTATTGGGACTTTTAGATTTAGTAATGTTTTACCTCTTTTGATTGACCCAATAGCAAATCACGGTGTATATAGCAGAGTGCCTGCATACTTTAGTTATGACTATACAGCAGGATTTACGATGTTAGAAGGCACTATTACGGTCCCGCAAGGTCAAACAGAAGTTTCTGATATTTCTATTAGCGAAAACTTAATTGATAGACCAAGATTTATTTTTGAAATCACAGACGATGGCAATGGTAATCAAGCAGGTGCAACACCTCCCACTGTTAAGCCATTCGGATTATCTGATAAATCATTTAGTGTAGAGATTAGCACAGCTGGAGCACAAGGTGATGTAGTTATTAGTTATAAATTACACACAGTGCCACCTCTTATTGTTAAGGCAATACTATACACAGCTGCTATTTTACCTTTAGATACTGCAGGTGATTTACTTGCAGGAGCAGGTATAGGACAGTTTAGTGTTGCAGTTGACGGACTAAGTCAAAACATTGCAACAACATCTTCAGCAACTTCAGCAGGTTATGGCGCTAAGATTATTTCTTATAAAGACCAGCTGAAAACTGCTATGGCAACACTTAAAAAGAAATATAAAGTTTCTAAGATTGCTGCAGGCTTCTAATTATGATTTTACAAACACCACAACAAAGCTTAACAAAAACAAGAGCCGATTTTAGAATAGAAGAGTTTAGAAAGCTCATTCAACAAAAAGGCATTAGACTTCAATGGGAGCAAACCGTTTCTTGTCCTTGTTTTCTTAAGTCTTCAACAAGTGTTGGTATGAATTTAATAGAAGTTCAAGATATTGATGCTAATGAAGCAGGTCCTAATCCAAACTGTCCAGCTTGTAAAGGGACAGGGCAGATAAGACATTCAGCACAAGAAATCAAAGCAATAATGACATCATCAGCAGGCGAAGAAACAGTAGAAAAATTCGGTCTGCACAGAAAAGAAAGATGTAAGATTACATTAGAGCCTGAGCATTTGCCAAGCTATGGTGATAAATTTTTACTATTAGACAGTGTCTATGTTAAACGTGAAGTAGTTGATATTGTAGCACAAGGTAGTGCAACACTAAGAAATCCTCCACAAACAAGGACATTAACATTAGCCGGAGGACAAACTGATGTAAATATTTTACATATCTATCCTTCAGACGCTAATGGTATTGCTCAACTTAATGCAGAAATACCTGTAAGTGATATAACACTAAACGGCGATACAATAACGTTTAATAACGCAGCAAATTCACCTCCACAAGGAGCAAAGATTTCTGTATCGTATTATCATTCACCAACTTTCATTGCTGTTGGGCATCCTCATACAATAAGAGACACATTCGTAAGAACAAATCAAGTTGAAGTCCCTTCTCCTATGCCAGTTCAAGTAGAATGTATAATGGAGATTGACTAATGAGTGTTGTTGACTTACACATAACACATACTATTGCTAACGGCATTAAGTATTATGCTGATAATGAGAATGCATTCAACGAACTGTTTTATGACATTGGTGCAAACTTAAAAGCTGCTTATCACGATAAACTTTTAGCTTTAGACATAAAATATGATGTGGCGTTTCGTAAAAAGCACGATAAATTCCCATTAATAACAGTGTCTGTAGAAGAAAAGAGCAGTGATGCAATTCAACCTTTAGGTAATAGAGGCATTCAGTCAAACTTATCTCTGCTCGTTAATCAAGTATGCGATATTAATATATATGTTGACGATTTAGACAGTATTAGGATATTGCATAGACTAATTCAGGCTTCAATGTTGATTTTTAAGAAAAATTTCTTAGCTATTGGATATTTAAATATACAGTTTCAAAAAAGCACAAACTTAGAAGTTGAAGATGAGTTAATCACATCAGGCGTAGATATTTACGCTCGTTCATTGACATTTACTGCACAGAAGCAAATTAACGCCAAGCCTCCAGTAGTTGTTTGGGACGGACCTTGGGAGTTAAATCCTAACATCATCGAAAGCTAACATTATATTTATTAAATAAACAAGGAGATAATATGCCATCATCAATTACATTTAGAGGCACAAGGCTTTATGAGCCAAGCGTTGTTGTCGATGTTGTAAATACACTCGATACCAGTGGTCAGCTTGGAGCAAAAAATCTTTGTGTAGTTGGGGAGTTCCCCATACTCAAAAAAGATACACCATACAAATTCGGTCAAGGAGGCTTCGATTTAACTGAAGTTTATCCTATGGACGCGAAATTGCTAACACTTGATAAAATTTGGAGACGCTCATTAGCTGTTGCAGACGGCATTTCCAAATCTATCACTTACGTTAGTGCAGCACAAAGCACACAGGCTCAATGGGTCTTGCAAGACGCAACTGCGACGGATGCACTCACACTTAAGTCAACATATTACGGCACAAGCGGCAATGATATTAGACTTCAACTTGACGACCCTTCATCGTTGCCTGCAGAGCTTTCCGCTTCCGGACCATACTATAAACTAAGTCTTCGCGCACCCTGGCAAGACACAGATGCTGAATATGTAATCGACGGCGGTGACCAATTGCAACTTACTCTTGCAGACGGAGACCAGCTTGAGATTACAACTTCTAAGACAATGGTTTATACGCCAAGCGGTCAAGCTGCACAAACATTCATACTTTCAGATTATTCTCGTATGGATGAATTAGTTGCTGTTTTACCTGCTGCTTTAGCTGGTATCGCTTTATCATTTAGCGTCCCATCAAAGCTCGACGTATTAGATTATACATCAGTGGGACAAAACACAATCGCATTACACGCACATACTGCAGAACTTATCGATACTATCGAGTCTTTCTCAAGCCTTCCATTTGATGTTGAGCTTGCTGATGGATATAGATTACTTCCAGACTTTGTATATACTGGTCCATCAACTGCTGCAGTTAACGGTGGAGCTCCAACAGATGCACAGTATTCTGCTGCTTTTGCTTCTGTTGAGAATAAAGACATTACAACAATCACAGTTTTCTCAACAGACCAGGACCATCACGACCTTCTTAAAGGACACTTAGACCTTGCATACATTGCAGGTCGTGAGAGAAATGCTTGGGTCGGTGCACCTTCACAAACAAGTCTTGCTGATATTTACAGTGGATACGTTTTAAAGATGAACGACTTTAGAATATCAGTTGTTGGTCAAGACATTACTTTTGCAGACCATAAAGGCGCACGTAGAGATGAAGGACCTGAGTATTTAGCATTTATGTTGATGTGTGCTCAAGGTGCATTGCCTCCTGCAGAGCCACTAACTCGTAAAGCACTTAACATCTTTGATACAAAAGAAAACTGGGATAGAGAGCGTGCCAGCAATAGCGTTGCTCAAAAGAGTATCGTTGCTGTTAAACTTGGGTCAAGCAATGAACTTGAGGTTATTCGCTCACTAACATCTTGGCGTAAAGATGACCTTTCAGTTAATACTGAAGTATCTTGTAGAGAAAGTATTGACGTATGTGTAAGAGAACTTCGTAAATTTTTAACATCCGAGCTTGGCTCACGTATTACTAATTCAACTGGTAATAGAGTATCAGCGCTTGCTAAGCAGCGTTTAACTCAACTTCGTGATTTAGGTGCTATCCAAGACTTTAGAAATATTCAACTCCGACGTGAGGCTGATACTATTTTTATTGACTTTGACGTTGCACTTATCGAGCCACTCAACTTCATTCGCATTACTGCTAATATCGTAGCAGGCCAATAAGGAGATAAACAATGGCAAACATAATTACAGGAGCTAAAGCAATAGTTAAGGTCGACGGCAAAGTATGTGGATATGCAACAGGCATTTCTATACAAGAAAGTCAGCTTAATGGACGTGTAGAGAGTTTAGGTTTTATTGATAGTCGAGAGATTACACCTATTTCACGCATCGTTACAGCAACTATTAACTTTATACGTATTTTTAAAACTAATTCTAACAACGGACTTGTTGAGGCCGAAGAAGTAGATGAAAGCTCAATGATTACAACTGAGCAAGTTGCTGAAGGACAAAATCCAACAGCTTCTGCAAGAACTGACAATGCACTTTCATCTTCAGCATTCGACTTAGAGATTTACGACAGTGCTGCACCAGGCGAAGCTGACGGCAGTATTCAAGATGAAGACCGTAAGATTTATACAGTTGTGGGATGTCGTCCATCATCACAAAGCATCGTTGTTGACCGTGGCTCACTTATGGGTGTGCAGGTCTCTGTTGACGCACTCTATCTTATCAGACACCCTGATGGCATAGAAGCATAATATAAAGAAACGACGTTTATCTCTGTTTATATATTTACGAAATCACCTATAAATATATACTTAAATACCGGCTAAGTTGCTGCACGTTATTCTGTGTATCAATTTAATCGGTATTTTTTTATTTAATAAAAGTAATAAAAGTATTCGTTGCGACATCAAAAACATACAACTTATTAAGTCAAATCCACAATATTGTAATAAACATAGCAAATAAAATAAAAAAAACGCGATTTGACATATAATTATATATAGTAATATAAAATCTGGGAGTAGCAAAATGGATTTAAATAAACTTAAAGAAGAAGTAGACAGTGCAGAAGCACCGAGCATTACTGAAATTAAAAAGCAAAAGAAAACATCACAAATCAGCGAAGAAGACAATACTTTTGAGCCAAGAGTAAAAGAGTTTCCTCTTGAATATATGCTTGATGATGGCACAATAAAGAAATGTAAACTTATTTCTAAAGTTATGAACAGTAAGTCTCGTTTAGAGTATGAAAGAGTATTATCAGCTCTATCTGATGGTGTTTATTTTGATAGATTACCTTATGAGACTAAAAATAGACATTTATGCGTTGCGCGTATTGTTTGTCAGCTCGACGCACCACCAAGTTGGGTATTAGAAGCAGCAGGAGAAGACTTAGAGTTTTGTTTTGAGTTAGGAGGGAGGCTTCTTCAGCACGAAGGCGCATTTTTTCGAAACAATAGTCCCGAGGATGAAGAAACAGAGAGCAAACCCCGCTTTCGTTTTGGTAAGGACTAAACTCGAACACTCAGCTTTGCCTGTATTAGATACAGAAAATATCACTTGTTGGGAGAATTTAGAGTTCTCTTTACTGTCTTTAGAGAACGAGCAATTTGACATATTATGGAGAGACTTTAAAAGTAAATCCAAAGAACAACTTAAAAAGAAAGAAATCATTAAACTTAAAGCTGCACCTAAGAAAACTTCAGACGAAGAGAATATTGACATTGAAAGTATCAAAGATGAAATTGTTGCTGAACAATCAATATTTGAAATGGAGAAAGCTTTCGCAGAAGGTGATAACAGTTCATTAATGGATATGCTAAAGAAATACCAATAGGAGTTATTATATGGATGCCTTGTCATTATTAGGGAGTGCAAATAAAAACGCTGCACCCCAAGGAGCATTAGACGCTCTATCAGCCTTTGGTCAAGCAGGGCCTAAGATGCCTGACTTTAGTGGTGCTCAATTTGGAGGTCAAAATAATCTGGCAGCCGCAGGTGCGACTAATCCATTCGCTATGAGTGGTGCTGCAGGTGCTGCTGCTTCTAAATTACCTATGATGTCCGGCCCTGGTGGAGGCCAAAGTGGCGGAGGGATGGCAGGTCTTAGTAGCTCTATAAATAAACTTATTGCAAGCAACAATAAACTTGTAGGTGCATTAAATAAATTAGCAGCAGCTATGGGCAAAAGTGGAGGTGGATTTGGTATGGGCTCTATGGGTGGCGGAGCCGGTGGCGGAGACCCAATGGGTATATTCGAGCAGTTAAACCTTCAGAAAGACCCTAAAATACGTGGAGGAGGCGGAGGCCGCGGTGGTGGAGGTGATGACGGAGATTTCCCAGATGACCCAAATTCAGGTTCAAAAATGTCGCAGCCTATAGTGGGTGGATTAATGTTGGGTTTAGGTCTTGGTGCTAAACACATCCCAGACTTTAAAATACCTAATCCATTACACAGATTTGGAGGACCTAAAAACTTATTTGAGTTTAAAATACCTAAGGCTGTTAGAGAATTAGGTGGTATTTCATCAACAATTGGTAAACACCTTTTAGGCATCGGTCAAATAGGTGCTGGGACAACTGTTAGTGGCATTTTTAGTAATCTTCCTTTTGGACTTGGCGCTGAAAAGGCACAGGATGCTGCTGTTTTAGAACATAGAGCAAGTCAAATGGCTGGCCTTGAAAGAATGGCTTTTAGAACAAGTGCTTCTATTGGTGGCGGCTTTGGTGGAGTTGCAAATATGGTCGCGACTGCAAATGGTGGGGGGATGGCAGCGAAATATGGATATTCACCTGAAATGGCTATGGAGAACATCTTAGACGTATATACAACAGGTGGATTTAGGACTAATAGAATAGGTGGCACTGGACGTGATGCTTTAGAGAAAAGCTTTACAGTTGGTGATATTTTTAAATTTAAAAACGTAGGTTTTGGCTCAACTGTTTTAGGTGGCATACAAGAAATGCAGATGAGGGGTAGTGGAGCTCGAGGATTAATAGGTGGTGCCATAAGTAATATTGCTAACTTTGGTGCAGGTAATCAATTAGGTGCTCGAGGTATGAACGTTCTTACAGAAAGTATGAAAGCTTTAGGACAACAAGCAAATATGTTTGGTATGACAGGAGGTCGTAGAAGATTATTCGAAGAAGCTATGGGATTTGAAAATCAAGATGGCAATCCCACATCATTTAAAGGTTTTCAGAATGCAATAAACAGGTCATTTATGACACATCAGCAAATGTTTGAAGGCACTTCTGGTCAAATGGGTAGAATGTTTGGAGGTATGGCTGATAATCTTGGGTTTGCTATGGATGTTAGAGCTGCAAGACAAAACTTAGGTGCTGGAGCAAGTGGTGTTCAAATAATGAGAGAAGCTAATAGACTTAGCAGAGCTCGCACACCACAACAAAAAGTCCAGCAAATGAGAGAAGCAGGTATGTCTGAGGATGTCATACAAGCAAGATTGTTAGGTGAGGGATTAGATGAAGCACAAATTCAGTTTGCTTTAGACGATACACAAGCAGCAGGTAGTGCCAGAATAACATCAGATATTATAGCAGGTAGAGCTGCTGTAAGAAAAGGTGGCCCTGGTTCAAAAATGAAAATCACGTCAAAGCAAGCTGCGGGACAGTTTGAAAGAGTTAAGCAAACATATGACAATATAGACAAAGTTACAACTCTTGTTGACTCGAACAATGCTCTTCAAAAACAATTATTTGACAATGCTGAGCTTCAAAAAGCACATACAAACGCAGTATTATCTTTAAATACAGTTTTTGAGCAGACCTCAGGTGATTTAGTTAAAACGATGAACGAGTTAATAAAAGCAATTAATAAGAAATTGCCTAAAGGTAAACAAATACCATCAATTTAAGGGAGAGAATAAATGGCAACACAAAATCAACCATCATCAGGAGGTAGCGGAGGCAGCACTGCTGTTTTTACTGTTACTCATCGAAATGGCGAACCTGTTACACCTGTAGATGAACAAGGCACACTTCCAGCAAGTCAAAGACAACCTTTTCCAGTAGCAGATGCTGCTAAACTTAGAGATAAGCAAGGTGGTAAACACGGACAAAGTATTGTTACACTTATTCAATGGATGGTGCAGAAAGTTAAAGAATACTTAAAAGTAGATAAAACAGATTTTGGTGCTAAATTTTCTGTAATGTATCATAATCACGATATTCCTATTCCGCTCCCTTTAACACCTTTTATAACAAATCTATCAGTAAATGAAATCATTGATGCTCCATATACAACAGCAACAATAAATCTTAAATTACCTTTTGAGCATATTCAAGTTTTATTTAAAAACGGTGGAGGCAGATTAGATACTGGTGGATTTATTTCTATCAGACAAAAAAGTGCTCCAACGTCTAATAATAAAATAGATGACCCACTTTTACGCAGTGAGCACTTTTTAACACATTTACTTGTTATTACAAATATTAGTTATTCCTTAACAACAGATACAAATACGGGACTGATAATGACTAATTTGACACTTGCTTGTGGCTCATTTATTTCGCCACTAATAACAGGTCAATATGTTGTTTCACCCACAGTCCATAAATCATTAGGACCTGAAGACCCACGTATTAGAAAAGACTTTGGGCAAATCAATAGAAGCTTAGATGCCTTAGGCGTCCCTGCTGATAGTCCTAAGAGAAGAGCATTTACAAGAAGTTTTAGCACAAAACGTCAGACAGAGACAAAAGGTGATTTAGTATCAGAATTTTTCTTTGATAATGACCTATATAATCAATTTCTTCAGTTAGTAGTTGATGGTAGTATAATACGTAAGGACAATGGCAAGGATTTAAAGGACGTTTTAACGTTTTTAGGTTATCCTAAGTTTCCCACATCTCTAACAGCAAAGTTTACGTTAGAACAATGGGTGGCTGATATTGAAAAAGAATTAGACAAAGGTGCTGTTAGTTATATCAGACTTCTAAGGACACAAGGTGTTTCTGAAAAGAAGATTAAACAAATAGGCAAAGACATATTAGCAATCTTAGACGAAGTTACTAAAAATCCTGACCCAACTAAGCCTGGAGTTTTTCAAAGTAGAGAAGTTAATAGAGCTGTTCAATATAGAGATGTAGAAATAGGTGATAGCGACCAAGAATTTGCAACTCAAAGAACTGCACCGGGTGATACAACTGTTGCTGCAAGACTTTTACAAGAAGAGTTAGTCAGAGGTGAAGCTAAGTTGCCAACAAGTGGTGAGTTTACTGAAGGTTTTGAGCAAAGAATAGGTGATGTTATACGCGTTATCTCATCAACTCAAGACTTTCCTTCTAATATTCAGAGTGAAGACCTTAATCAATTTCCTTGGGTGCAAGGATTAGCAGCAAAACCTCTATTTAGCGAAAACTTAAATAAAATAAATAATCTATATTCTAAAGGTCAAACAATATGGGGAGCTTGCATATCAACATTTCAGCCTGATGATAAAACACACGAGTTATTCCCAGTCATTATACCTATAACAAACAAAAGATGGTATGCAGCTGCTAATGACTATGAAAGAAAATTAGGTGGCATCGTTGCTCTTATTTATAGAAAAAAGCCAATGCACCCATATATTCAGATAAACAAGGACAGCTTAAATGCTGAATATCAAAATTATCAAAGAATATTCTCATCAGAACCACCTAAAACTGCGAAGGGACAAAACGAGCCATACTATAGAAATATAACATACACACCTCAGAGCGAAATGTTAAGAGAAAATCAAGAAGGGTTTATGAGTATTGATAGTGTCATAAACAATTCTAATGTTAAATTGCAAAACGAAGCTCCTGAAAAAGTAAAAGAATATTTTCCAGATTTAACTTATATGCCAGTTTTACCATTTAGAGATGTTATAGACTTTAATTTTTCTTATAACGAAAGTGTTAGAGTTAATGGTGTGCAAGTTATGCATCCTTATTCTCTAATTGACCCTAAAGCAGGTGATATATTAACTGAGCCTTATATTAACGTTTATGATGCAAGCCGTTATGGATTAAGATACTATCAAACTAACTATCCATTCCAGACTTTATCACCTAAAGAAAAAGGTGCTGTTAATGAAAGCAATTCAACAGCTGAACGTTTATATATGACAATGGGTGATGGCTCTAAATATGCTGAAGGCACATTAATAATATTTCTTGAGACAACTTACGCTATTAAACAAGGTTGCTGGATAGCTGTTAACTTCAGTGACAAAGCTAACACAGAGTTTATGAATGTTAAGTCAGATAGAATGAATTACTTTATATGTTATGTTAATCAAATAAGCTATGACCTTCAAACAGACCCAATTACAGGTAATATTCTTGCAAGGTCTATTATATCTTATTCAAGAGGCTCTTGGGGTGGCATTATACCTGAGCTTCCAGCATATAGAACTATTTCGTTCGAAGGAGAGCAAAAACAACAAGCTATTACATCAACAGTTGAAAAACGCCCAGTTTCACCTCGAAGACCACAACAACAGCCACAGACAAAAGTGCATCAAGCCACAGCGTCCACAGTAAGATTTCATTCTGATGAATGGGGTAGTTATGGCGACCCTGCAGCTTTAGAAAGAAGAAATGAAGCTTTCTTCTCAGCTTTTACAAATCTTCCAACAAATGCTGTTATATCAAAATCTTTTGACACAAAAACGGCAACTCAATATCTTGATTTAGACAATGATGGATTTTTCGAATGGTATCAACACGCCGATGGCAATTTTGTTTTCATACCTAAAGATAAACGACCAGCAGTCAAAGGATTTACACCTGCACCGTTTACAAAAATAGTAGGTGAAGGATTTATAACACCAATAACAGTAAATCAAACACCTTCAACTAATCCATCACAAACAAAAACAGTAGGACAGTAAAATGAAACAAGCACCACTATATGCATCTGTAGGACAACAAATAGGTGAAATATCAGACCCAGAAGTTGTTGTCGGACAAATAAAAAATATAGCGCCCAGAGCCACTGACTTAAAGCCTGTCATTTCAGTATTACTTAATGATGGCACTTTACATCATAACGTAGATGTTCTGTTTTGTGGTGGGACAAACGGCGCAGGATATGTCCATCAACCTTTAGAAATAGGTGGATATGTTTACTGTCTTAAAACATTTAGTAATGCACCGCTTGTTGCAATAGGAGGAGCTTTAAAGCCGGCTGAAATAGGATTTGAGCAAGGATTATCAGTTGCTGATGATAATAGTGATAGAAAATCATACAACGTAAGAGATTTAGTCTTATATAACGATGGCAATAAAATAAATTTAACTCACTTAAACGGCATAGTTATAGATAGCGAAAGAACTATTAGAATGCAATTAGGTGAAAATGCTGCATTAAGAGTAAGTAGATTTGGACAAACTCAAGATAATACGCTTGATGGGTCTGAGTTTATTGACAATCTGTTTGCTTATATAAAAGAATTAGAAGATAAAATAAATCAACATTCACAATGGATACAAAATGCAACTCCTATTGTTAATCAACAGTTTGTAGCAGCAGCAGGTGTGCATACAACTGCAGCAACAGCAGCAAGAGCATTACAGCCACCTAATGAGCCTTTAGCACAATTAGAAGATGCAAACGCTCGAGAAGATAATCAAGCTGCAGCTGATACATTAGCTTTAGGAGAAGGAGCAGGCACTGCTTTATCAACAACAACTGAAGTAGCTAAGGATTATGCAAGACAAGCACTAAATCCATACATTCAGACACCATTTAAAGGATAAACATAAAAGGAGTAATGATGTTTAGCACAAAGTCTCTAACAACTGGTAAAAAAATACCCGGAGCACGTAAAGAAATCCCAGGTTTTAATCGATTTGGTGCAGACCCTAACTCTTTTTGGGGACAGCTGCAAAGAATACCAGCTAAATACTATCTTGAAATAAGAAAAGGTGGTCAAGTTGATAGTGTCATATCTTTTCCTTACGACCCGTCAACTATGAATTATGCCAGACAAAATCCTCATAACGTTACATACACATTAGGTGGAGTAATAAGAGAAGCAAATACTATCAGGTCTCACGAAATAACATTCGAAGGACGAAGTGGTATTGCTCAACGTATATCATATACACGTGATGGAGGCATATCAAACTTAGTAGGTCTTGACGCATTTAAAGAATTTGATGAGTTTCTTAAACGATATACTGAGCTTTCTAATTTAGATTACGGCATTAGAAACAAACTTATTACTTCACCAGACGAATACGTTAAAAAGGTTACACAAACTGGTGCATCATCAAATTCTGTTCAAATGGTTGTCAGATGTATACAAGAAGACTTACATTTGTTCGTAGAGCCTATGAGATTTCAATATAGTAGAAATGCAGCAGCAAATAAACACGATATAGCATATCAATTAGTATTGAAAGCATATGATTATGCATATTCTTCAGCATATAGCAATAAAATATTAAATGCTTTAGATACAGCAGACGCTTATATTAATGCAGCAGCTGGAGCAATAGGCACAGTCTCTAACGTTATTGACAATGTATCTAATGACTATGTTAGTAGAGTAAGAAAACCTTTAAGAAGTGTTTCTTCTGCTATGAATAGGATTAAAGATATCCCGCAGACTGCAGGCTCTTTAGCAAGAAATGTTGCAGGTGTAGTATCAGACTTTAATAAAGCAGTTGAAGATGTTACATCTTTATATCCATCTTCTGAAGAGTTTAATCAGTATTTTGATGGTTTAAGCGAAGATGTAGTTTCATTATCATCAACTAAACATTCGTTAAGACAAACTGCACAAAGTATGTTAAATACTCCAGCGCTAACAGGTGATGACATATTAGATACAAGAACATCTCAATTTGTTGCATCATTAAGTGCATTACAAAATGATAGTCAAGTGCTAAGAGGATTTGTCCCAAGAGAATATTTTAACGAGAGACATACAGGTTCTGAATATAGACTGGGTGAATGGTTATCAAACGAAAGTAATCTTTCTTCTATTAATCAAAACGGTAATAATGGTAGTGGTGAAATAGATACACGTTTTACTATACCATATGAAATAAGTAAGTATGATGATTTAATACAAATCGCAACTAAAATTACAGGGACAGCAGCTAATGCAAGACTTTTACAAGACTTAAACGGCTGGAGAGATTTTAGAAGAAATGCACAAGGTGATTATCCTCAGCCCGGAGATAAGATTTTAATACCAAACAGTCTGCTTATTGAGAACAATCCTTTTCTTGCTGAAGGTGACTTAATAGGATTTGACATTAGAATGCCCTATAATGACGCTGTTTTAAACGATAGATTACAAGAAATAGAATTAATAAGTGGTATAGATAACGTTAAACAAGCAGTAAAGAATGCACTATTTACAGTAGCTGGAGAGCTCCCTGGATTTGAAACATATGGACTAAGAAATCTAAGTAGGATTAACGATAGCTCATATCTTGCAACACTAATAAGAGACTTATTGATATCAGACCCAAGAATATCGGATGCAAACAATATTATTATTGAGATTGAACAAAGCACTGTTAATGTAAGCTTAGACTTAAAAACAATTAATAATGAGACGTTTCCGCTTCGTGCTCCGTATCCTATTTAAAAAAAAATCAATAAAAAACGCTTAAAATGAATATATAATAAAGAACGACAGGAGAATTTATGCCACGTTTTACACCGAGATTGCCACTCCCAGTATTAAGGGATTTGTTGAGCAAAGTTGTAAATAGAACTGACTTAAACGATATAAACGTTGGGTCTTCTCTTTTTACACTTATGAATGCAATAGCACACGAAATTTCTAATACTGAAGGTCGTATGTTTAACTTGCGACAAAGTTATGCACTTGAAAATGCAAGTGGGTCCGATTTAGATGCTCGTGTTTCTGAATTGCCTCCTGTTGGCATTGCAAGAAAAAGAGGCACTTCAGCAAGTGGTAGTGTTTTGACTATCACAAGACTTGAAGCAGACCCAACAGCAAATCTAATAATACCAGCCGGCTCAACAGTAGCATCCTCAGAAGATGGCACAGTTTATACAATCACACAAGATGCCGTAATACTTGCAGGATTTACAGAAGTTGAAAACGTGAGCATTGTATGTAATGCCACAGGCTTAGTAGGTAATGCTGCAACTGGAGTTATTAATCAAATAATCAATATGCCCGGTGAGATATCAGAAGTTACTAACTCATCACCACTTGTTAATGGTATCGAAGAAGAAAGTGACCAAAGTCTTAGAGATAGAGCTATTCGTTATCTTAACTCTATGGGTAGAACATCAATTTCAGCTTTAGAGTTTTTAGCAACATCTTTTATTGATACAAATAATACAACTTTTCCGTTTGCAGCAGTTTATGAAGACCCAACTAAGCCAGGACTTTGCGAACTTATTGTTGACGACGGCACAGGAGAATACAACTCTAAGGGCAGAGGCTATGGAGTTTCTTTTAGAGCTCCTGAAGGTGGAGCAAACTTTGTTTCATTCGAAAGACCTGCAGTTAAAGACACATTTGACCACGAATTTGATTTTACAGTTGTTGACTCAAATGGCAACGAAAAAATAGACGCATTCGGTAATCCATTTAATTTCGAAGGCAAATATCAAGTTATACCTGAGAGAGGTATAATATTTTTTGATGATGGAGTATTAGAAGAAGGTGATGTATTTAGATTAGCACCATACGATGTCTATAAAGGATTTATTGCTGAGCTTCAAGAAGAGATTGAAGGCAATGTAAATAGAGGCAATATACTTCGAGGATGGAGAGCAGCTGGGACAAGAGTTAGAGTGGTGCCACCTGATGTTCAAGACTTAATATTTGATATTGTCATTCGTCCTATAAATCCTGGCAACGTAGATTTAAATGCATTGTTTGACCAAGTTAGAAATGAAGCTATTAATTTTGTTAATCAACTCTCTCCTGGGCAACCTTTCTATCCAGCTCAACTTGTAAGACAGCTTCTAAACACACAACCTATTATTTCAGCTAATATTTTAATTGCTGGACAAAGAGATGCTTGCGCATTATTAAATGACAGGTATCCTTCGTCAAACAGGGTCGTGTTTAGAACTAACGAAAACTTTATAACAGTTGATATAACTTAAACGGAGCTTAATAATGAAGAAAAAAATAAACTTTAGCGAATTGCAAAGATTTGACAAAGTAGATGCAAACGACTTACAAGAGCATATTTATGCTCAACTCGAAGAATATACTGGAGCACAGTATAAAAGCAGTCCTTATGGTCTTGCTGATATAAGTGGTCAGTTAGACACTGCCAGGTTTAGAGCTATGAATGGTCCTCTCACTATTATACAATATATTGGAGTTGACCAAGTAAATGATACTTATAGCATACAAACACCATTTTCAGTTGTTGAAAGAAATACAGGTGATATTATCACTTTTTCTCAAGAAGACATTGATTTGGGTTATGGTGTTATGCCACTTACTTCTGTCCAAGCATTTGTTGATGAAAATGCCGCAGACTTTAGACTTAATGATGTAAATTCAGTCTATACCTCTCTCGCTATTTTTGCTTATCCTGTTTCTGACCAAGAACGTGAAGACAGAGCATTCTTTGATGTAAATACAAATTCAACAGTGCAGCAAAATACAATTATTAGAAATAGAACAAGACTGCAGCCTTTTGTTGATATTTATGAAATAGGTGTTAATAAACAGGATGCTAATGGCAACTATCCCACATTCTTAGGTAAATGGGAGTTTGGTCGTATTGAAAGCTCTATGAGGACTGATAGTGGTGGAGGCAACTTTACACTTAATCCTGTTAGTGGATGGGCAACTCAAGCTGGATGGATTGCAAATTCAGTCTGGAACAGCATTTTATCTGATGAATTGAACGTAATGAATACAATCGTTCACTCTGATAGAGCTGTTGCTAATGCAGATAAATTACCTAATACAATCACAGAGCCGTTTTCATTAAGAAACACATCAAGTCGATTAGCTAAAAATGATATTAGATTAGCTTTTGACCATATTATAAGACTAATCAATAGAATACAGTGTGCTGGTCTTAACGACCCAGCTGATACTGATTTGGGTGTTAGAAATGATGTTAATATAGTTTATGATGCTTACGGTATCGAAACTGGAGTAAACAAAACTGTTACTAACGCTCTCGAAGCGGAGCACCCTCCTTATTCATTACGTGGTCTTAAAGCTGTTATTGATGCAAAAGAAGATAATACACTCCACTCAAGCAAAACATTTCAGTTTGAAAAATATGTTGCAACTGGATATCCTGACAATGTAGCAAGAACAGCTATTAAGATGACAACAAACTCAGGGTCCGGTAATGATTTTGATTTTACAATATTGCCAGACTTTTATGAACTATTTACATCCAGCTTGTCAATCACTGAGCCTCAAGGCGTTCAACCTGCAATGGATGTTGGCTCTGCAGGTGCAGAAACTGCGACTGGTAAAATTTTTAACACTTCAGGTCAAGGTATTTCTAATGCAGGACTTTACGAAGCAATGTTTAGAAGCCTTGTAATCTCATTACCTCCAGAATATCTTGGATATAAGATTACACATTTTTCTATTACAAAAACATTAACTTATCCTGACCATCCAGACGGGACATATTACTTTGAACAAGGGTCTGGTCATAGACAAATAACAGCTAATAGAGAATTTGTAGAAGCATTTGTTATCTTTGATGATGACAATGCAAGACCGGGCGCAACAACTGGATGGAGCACATCACAGTCATTATCGAATGCTAATATTGCGACTTCAATTGGACGGACTAATAATCAAGGTGTTAAAGTTAGTGCTCCTGGTATTAGATTACAAATGGGTCCAAGCGGCATATTTACATACGCATATCAATCGACAAACTTTAAGCCCGGATTTAATGTTTCGATTGGTCTGAAGAAAATAACTTAAGGAGATTAAATAGAAATGGCAATTACAGTTACGTTAAATAATAACGAATATACAGTCAGTCAAACAGACCTAAACTTTGAAGCAATATTAACAGGCACCGCGTCAGACACAGCTGAGCCAAATCGTGTGCCTGATAACTTTACATATTCTTGGTCTGTTGTTGACAAGCCTGTAGGTTCAAACTTTGCTCTGCCCAATAATGGTAGAACTGTTTCAGGATTTATGGATGTATGGGGCACAGTCAGAGTTTTCTGTATTGCCACAAATCCGGCAACTGGACTATCATCAGAGACAGACCCCCTTCTTGCACCTAATGAAGCTTTTTGTGATATCAAGGTAAGGCATAGCCCAACACTATTACAAAAGCCTGCTAAAAGTCAAAGAAACTGGCACGATGAATATTATGCATTAGTTGATTATGTAGCAAACTTAGATACAGCTGCTGATGTTAATAATGCATTCGGATTTAGCACTGCAGACCCAACAACAAGGACTTCTGGTATTGTAGAGTTAGCTGCTTCACAAGATATTGCAAAAGCAAATGACTATGATGGAGTTACTTATACTCAAGCACAAATGGATGCTGGTCAAGGCCCATTCTATGCTCTTATACCATCACAACTAATTACAGCTATAAAAGACGCAGACAGCTTAGGTATCCCAGGTATTGATGTTAATGGTGAAAATCTAATGGCTAAAGCTGTTGAAGACCGTGCTCTTGTAATGCTTCAAAGACAAGATGCTGATATATTAGCTGATATTGAATATACAAGACAAATTAACGATGGAGATAGATTACGTTGGGATAACGCTAACTCTTATTGGAGACCTTACGACCACAGAAGATTTGATACTGGCATTATCTTAAACTCTGCAGATGAAGCATTTACTCCAACACAAAATACAGGTGATGTAGGTGAAATCTTATGGACTAAGCTCGACAATACTTATGCAAGAATGGGATATGATATTGAAGAGAATGAAATCCAAGTTGCAGACATAATAGCTTTCACTCCTCAGTCAAATAAAGGCATAGACTTAGGTGCAGAAAATAGAAGATGGAATGACCTATATCTAAGTGGAGAAAGCATAGATATGGAGAACGGTGTTATTTCTATAGCTTCTGGCGGTGTAATGAGTATCACTGCAAGTAGTGTTGCTAAAGAAGTGCCAAGTATTTTAGGGACTAAGGTGACAAACGGCTTCGTTAAATGGGATGGCACAAACTTTGTGACCGAAACAATTTCAGCTGCTAATGGAGATATTACTGAAGTAGTTGCTGGATTAGGTTTAACTGGAGGTGGCACTGCTGGCACTGTTACTTTAAACGTGTCAAACCTTGATACATCACATCTCAATGCTTCTGCTTTATTGACAAGCGGAGAAAGTTTTGTTGATAACGATGCATCTCTAATGAGTGCTGCTGCTATTAATGATTTAATTGAGAGTAAAGGTTATGTAACATCTGCAGGTGATATAACTTCAGTCGTTGCAGGCACAGGATTAACTGGCGGAGGGACAACTGGTGATGTTACATTAAACGTTAGCGGTCTAACTCTCACACAGTTTGCAAACAGTAGCGTTTTACTTTCTTCAGAAACTTTTGCAGATACAGACGACCAACTTATGACAGCAGCAGCTATTGCAGATTATGTTGCAGCAAATGGTGGGAGCGGGAGTAGCTCTTCAGGTAGTGCTGATGATATACAGTTAGCAGATGGCAGTGGTGGATTTACTGCAGCAAATTGGAATATCTCATCTAATCATTTACTCCCAGAAGTTACTGGCACATATGACGTAGGCTCTTCTAATAAACGTGTTAGAAAGCTTTGGGCTGAAGATGCTTCATTTGGTGACGATGTTTCTGTTGGTGATGCACTTACAGTAAGTGGCCAGATAATTTTACAAGATTTCTCTTCATTGAATGATAATGGCTCTGCAGGCACACTTAAGTTCTTAGCAGGAGATAACGGAGCTTCTTTATCAGGTAATATATTACTTAATACAGACGAAGTCCAAGTTCAAGCAACAACAGCTTCAACTGAGCCTAAACTTGCTCTTGTTGATAGTAGTGGAGATAAGTTAATCCTTACAACACAGTCTAAACAAGGTGCTGACCATACTATTGAGTTGCCATCTGGTGCTGGAGCTTCTGGTGATGTTATGGTCATTACAAGCACAAGCACTGGCGTATCAACAGTAGAGTTTGAGTCTCCAGTTGAGAAAATTATTTATTCAACACACGTTACACGAGAAGTTGCTGGTGAAGCTTCATTTACTGGTGGCAGTATGAATAGTTTTGCAGATGCATCACAAGCTTGCATTTATTGGGTCAAGAATACAACTGGTAATCCTATTACTCTTAATGCAACTCACGTATTCTGTGGTGAGATGAAGAATGTTTCTCTTGGGTTTAGTCTTTGTAAAGCTGCAAGTGATAGTGCTGCTATAGCAAATACTTGGACACAGGTAGGCACTTCATTTACACTAACAAACTCTTCAGGGAGTGATAATGTTTTAGGTCAAGCTGCATCAACAAGAACAACATCAACGACTATTAACAATGGTGAATATATTGGTCTATGTGTTACAGATATACCTCAATCTAACAGAAATGATAAGCGTATCGTTATTACTTTCGAATGTAGTCAAACAACATACTTTAGTTAATACGTAGATTAAATCCAGATAATCCTTCTATAGTTTTATATGGGTTTAATCAAGACATCAAATAAAATAAAACAGACAACAAACAGGAGATAGTTAATGGCTGACATTATTAGTAATGGTAAAGAAATAGGATTTGGCTCTGCTAACTGGAGTGGTAATCCTCGAGACGCTGGCTTTGGTGCTCCTTGGCCATTGTCTGTAGGCAATAATGAGTTTTATCACAATTCTGAAGCAGGATTTGGGGACCCGTTTATATTACCCAAACTTCAGATTGACGACCCTAAAGACCCACCTCCTGGCAAATATCAAAACTTTAATAAATTAGCTGATAATGGTGGTGAGGTATTAAGAATATTTGGAAACCTTAATGGGATTAGAAGAATATTGCCTCAAGACCCAGGTGCAGGTGTGCCTTTAGGTCCATTTGTAGTTGAATTTTATCAATTAAACTTAGGATTGCAAGAAACTGGCGTAAAATATAAGGCAGAAAGTGCAATCCCAGGACTTAGACATAATTTATATTCAAATGCTGACCAGACAGAAATATTATTTACAACTCCTGTTTTACCTAAAGGCTCATATAACGTTAAAATAAGCCTGTCAGGTAGAGGTAGACCACAAGTTCTTAAGTCATATGAAGTTATAACTCGTCTTAGATTTGATAAAACAATGTCAATTAAGCATAATTTGCCTTCATATTGGGCACTTGGTGAGAAAACAGATGCATACGACGCAAGTGGAGGATATGTTAGAGGTCAAGATGGCACTTGGGATACACTAATTCAGTCAACAGGTGAGACTTTTAATAATCTATACAATAATGCATACACAGTAGTTACACAAACTTATACTCAAGAAAGCTCTAATAACCTATATGTCGAAACATCATTAGGATTTAATCCAGATGGTGGACGTTTAATAATCGGAAACGATGAATATGAATACTCAGGTGTAGGTAGAGATGCAACAGACGCAAACGTCCACTTTATTACAGGTGTTAAAAAACTTGTAAGAGGCAGTGGATTACATCCAAGACAACATCCGATTGAAAATCCAAAGATTTATAGTGGACTTGACCAGAATTTATTGCACGATGATATATTTGACCCTATTAAAAATGAATTAGCTCTTTCAGAAGGGCCTGATGAGCCTATAATCCAAACGGGTGAGAGAGTTTATTTAAGTCATTACAATTTCAGTGAGATTGATTTATTTTACAAGTTGATTAATACAGGATTTCAAAATCCCGGTCTGATAGTTAAAGAAAACTTTGAAAGAGCATATAACAGAGTAGAATACGGCGAAAGAGAGCTAATGAGAGTTATCTTTGAGTATTTCTATGAGATGTTTAGACAATTAAACTTTAAACCTAAGTTCAGCGATACACAACTAACGTTTAGAAAATTCGCAGACGAGATAGGTAATCCTGATAGATGGGGACTTGGTAATGAGTGGAGAACAGATGAAAGTTATCGTCCTGATGTAGGTGTTTTATATGACATTGGTGATAGTAGTTTAAATTGCTCACACGTCCAAAGACTTGTTAGAATATTTAATAAGTTTTATTTCATAAACAATAGATTTATAGATAATAGTGGCAATATGTCATATCAGATTGACCACGTCGGATGCACATACTGGAATGGTATGGATGAAGACTTAGCTCAAAGCCTTGAAGATTTAAATGTTGCTGAGTTAAATGGTAATGTTGAGATACTGCCTTGGATTATATTTAAAGACCACGGAGGACGTTTTCATATTAGATTTGAAAGAACGTGTTTTAGAGGATTTGATAGCTATTTAAATAGAGACTTCATTGAGTTTGATTTATTTATTAGTGGATTAAATGGTGAAGAAGAAATGGGCAATACACGTAATAGAAACTTAAACTTCTTAATAATGTGTGCTGCTAATATAGATGATAAAATTTATTTAAAACAAAGATGCGGAGATAATTTTGGGACTTATCTTAATCCTAATCAAAATCCGTCAAATGACACATATGTTCAAGTTACAAGGAATTTATTATGAGTGATACAAACAAAATGCCTTTGCAAAGTAAAAAGTTTTTAGCATACCTAATATCAGAAATAACAACTAAGGCAGGTATGTTTTATATGCTGATGCATTTACAATCAAAGTTAGACTATACTGAACTGGCTTTACTTATTGCAATGTTAGTATCATCTTCAGCCTTAACAGTAGGTTATGTTTTAGGTGTAGCAAGTCTCGAAAAATATTTAAGCAGTGCTGTAGAGATATTAGATAGGGACCACAATGAAAAAGAGAAAAAATAAACACTTAATACCACCTTCAGAAATAGCTCCACCATCTTGGGACCCAAGTAAAACTATTAGAGACTGGGACCCTGAAAATATTAGGTTTGACGATGAACCGACTGTTTGTGCATTATGTAGTAATATTGATTGCATATGCACAATTCAAATTTGTCCTTGTGGTCAACAAGCACCTAAATGTAAATGGCCTTCAGACGCTTGTCCTTGTCCGATTTGCGATGAGTTGATGAAAAACTGTGAATGCAATATAACTATAAAGGATGAATAAATAGTATGACTGCACCATTACCAGAAAATATAATTGAGGCTAAAATAGCTATTGTATTGACTGATATAATAGGTAGCACAAAGTTTGTTCAGAAAAATGGTTCAAGAGCTGCTGCTCAATGGTTTGGCATACACGATAGATTTGTTATGAATTTGATTGCAAGACATAACGGTCAGCTTATAGATGCTTCTGATGGGCATTTAATGTATTTTGGTAATGTTGTAGAAGCATTAGAGTTTGGATTTGAATATAAGAAAGTTTTAAGAACAAAAAAGTTTCCGTTTAGAAGCCGTGTAGGTATTCATTGGGACAAAATGTTAATAGTCAAATCTGCTGAACATATGGTCAGAGCGGGTGGTAAACGGATAAACTTAGAAGGCATTGGTAAGAATGTTGCTGCAAGAACAATGTCATTATGTGGTCCAGAGCAAATCTTATTATCTAAATCAGCATTTATGCAATATAAAAAGTTTGGACATAGAAGCAATTACATACCTAAAAAAGCGCAAACTGCATTAGTAGGTCTTTATAAATTTAAAGGTATATCAGAGCCAGAGCAACTATATGCTGCAGGATTAATAGAAGCACAATTACAACCTCCACCTGACAGTGAAAAAGCTAAGCGAATAGGTGGTAAGAAGAAAATAAGGACAAGACTAAGAAACAAGAATTTGCAAGAAAAGTTTTGGTGGTTTTTTTATAGATTAGGATTTCTTTCTTCAGCTTTCTGGCTATATATGTTATGGCCTTTTCTATCTAATGAAAGAGCAAAACGCTTATGGGACGTAGATTATTTAATTTTCAGACCATTTGAGTGGATAAACACAGCAGCAATATTTATATTTGAATTCGTGAAAGGATTTTTAAATGGTTGATAGCGGTCAAAAGCCTAAAGAAATAAGTCAAAAACAGTTTTCATCACAGGATAAAGCTAAAAAAGGCTGGTGGTTCTCTGTTTTCTTTATGTTGTTAGTTGTAGGATTAATAATGTTTCTATCCTTTGTAGAGATACAAGAGAAAAACAGGGACGTTCTGGTAGGTATGCTTGGTATGTTAACAGGTGCCATAAGTTCAATGCTGGCAATAGCTTCTGGACGAGACCCGTCTGAAGTTGAAGAGCTAAAAGATAAATTAGCAAAGTCTGATGGAGATAGAAATGCTCTAATAGCACGTTTAAGAGACAGTCAAATACAAATGCAACTGTTACGTGAGCAAATATTTGAACTCCAGAATGCTGTAATAAATAAACTATCAGTATTTCAAAATGAAAACCCTATTAAAACAAAAGATGTTAAACAAGTTATATTACATCCAGAAGTAGATGAATGGACACCTTTATCAGATAACGATAAATTTAAAAATAGATAGGACAACTCACCGTTTAGAGCATATTTATAAGTATGCAATAAACAAGGGAGAGTTAAAATGCATTTATTTGAAAAAAAATATCCACAAATTCATAAAACATTATATAATTATCAGAGAAAAAAATTAATCAACGTTATACACAAATATTACTTAAATGAAAGGTTTAAAACGTTATGAAGAAACTATTGAGTATTGTTCTTATTGTTATGTTATCTGTATTACCATTCGGATGTGATGATAAAGAAGAAAAAGAAGAATGTAAATGCGACAACTGTCCTTGTGAGCAAATCCGCGATGCAGAGCCAGAGATGGAGCAAGAAGCTGATATGGAGCAAGAAGAGCCAGAAGCTGATATGGGCCTGGACGAAGAACTCCCGGAGGACCCAGAAGAAGAAGCTCCTGGTGGTGCCGAAGAAGAAGATTTGGAGGCTGGAGACCAAGATGCATCTGACGAGGATTGTGAGTGCGAAGGTGAAGACTGCGCTTGTTAATATCAAAGATGAGATTAATAAACTATGTCAAATCATAGAAAACTCTAATCTATCAGATAAAGTCAAATCAGAAGCAACAGCTTTACTAAGATACAATATACTGAAAGAACATCAAATAAGACATTACAACGAAGGTTGTCGTCCAGATGGTCTAAATTAATACATATCAGTTATCAGATTAACGTCTGTTTAAATAACGCCGGCAGTATGATAAAACATATTCGTCGGCGTTTTAGTATTCTCTGTCAGCAAATACAAAAAAACCTCAACATTTCTGAAGAGGTCTTAGTGCATTTAACTTTAACAAACAAAAATATGAGTTTAACTAACTAATCAATCGCTCCCAACCTCCTCGTCCTGTTGTGGCTCAGGTCTTGGGACTAAATCTTGGATTGCTTCAAAAACAACCTTTGCGTCCTCCAATGAATATGCACCCTTCTTTTGAGCAACACCAGCTGCTGCAATAAGAATATTTACAGATTTAACTTGACTTTGTGTAAGTTGTAGGCCTTCAGACATTAATTCTCTCCTTGTGATTTTAAAATATCTTCTATAACTTCGTCTAATGACGATGATAACTTGTTTTCGTGTATTGAATAAGCTTTAGTAGGTAGCTTATCATCTATATTATTTAATATATTTTCTGCTGTTGTAAAACCTTTTATTACGTGTCGTCTTCTATCTATTTGACATACAAGTAAAAAAACGTCAGGTTGATTTTTCTTTTTACCTTTGTGAAGTGGATAAATTAGTTTAGAGTTTAAAGGCTTTTCTGTAGTCTTGATTTCAACTGTAAGCTCTTTGCCATCAAATACTATATCAGTATCAAACTTATCGTTTTCACCTTTAACATTCTCAACATTATGAAACTTTTCAAATGATGCATCATAACCATTTTTTCTTAGCCATTTAATAGCTGCCATTTCACCGCAAGCACCTAAAATATCTCTTTCTGAACCATTACAAGGTTTAGCTGAAAGTTTACGATTTTTAATCTTAGCTGCTCTATTGTTTTCGTATCTGCGAATACCAATCTCTTTAGCTCCTTCGACATCATAATGGTCTAATTCAATAATGAACTCACCATAACGGTCAGAATTTTGCCAAGTCTCCCACAAATACTCTTTGATTTGCTTATGCTTTTCTTCGATTAGAGTTGTCATATTATTCACCTTAACAAATCTTCATTTCATCATCGATGCCGTGATAAAGCTTATCAGCCCAAGGTGCTGGGTCCCATTTTTGCACAGAAAAGTTGTGATGACCAAGAATTGAGTATTGTTGTTTTACATCTTCGATTTTATAAACTTCTTCATCAGTGCAAACAGGTTTGTGGTCTAAATCTAAAACACTTCGTAGAGCAACCAAAAACTCTCTGCTAAAATCAGCAAGTTGTGGGTCAATATCAACTATATCACCCTTAGGTCCTCGTGATGAAGGATTTTTAATAATCTCTGCACCTTTATACCAAGACTTAGTTCTTTCAAAGTATTTCTTTTGAGGATGCTGACAAATATCAACACCAACTGATTGTTTATTAGCTTTGCCTGCGTGATAAGCAACTTGTGCTGTGTCTAAGCATTGTAATACCTCAAGCTCTTTAGATTTAGGATTAAATCCAACTAAGAAATGTGAAGAAGTATGAGCATACTTAGGATTGAAGAATACCTGATAACAATGTGGAGCATTAAGACCTCCCCAATGCACGACAATATTGTCAATGTTATTCTTTCTGTAATACCAGTTTTTACTCCCATCAGGCAATTCGTGTAATGAATATTGATGATTAATCTTGCCACTGAAATTGATTGGGACTAATTTACCATTATGTGAAATAACAGGTTTGCCATAATATTCTTCAGCAGCTCTTAAAGTATTAGGTCCAGCAATACCATCGACTGCAACGCCTATTTCAGATTGGAGTAGTTTAACATATGTTTTATTGTCGTTTAGATGTTCAAGCATTAACTTCTTCTTTCTTGTTGTTCTATACTAATTATCAAGTATATATGTTTTTTTTAAAATATTTTATATTTAAGTTTAAAAAAATATAAAAATAATTATAGATTAGCTTTTTGATGTAGGAGACATACATAATATATAAAAAGTTAAGCTAATTTATAATTTTTTGTAAAAAAAGTTTTTATAATCAAAAATAATTAATAAATTATTATAAATTTATCGGTTGCTTCATATATTAGATATGTAACAATTAGCTAAGTTAGGAGACAAAATACTATGCTATATCACGAATTAAACCTTAAAGATAGATTAAACTATAACATTAATAACATTGATGACTGCATCATTAGAAAAGCTTCTTCTATTAAAGAAAGAAGTAAGAAAGATAATATGATGCTTGAGAAACTTAAAGCTTTACACGGACCTTTACCTGAAGGTGACTGGAGAGCTTGGAATATTTGTGGCACAACTGCAAGACAAAAATGTTCATCAGACTATTGCACTAAGGTAGAACATTGGTTCTTATATAATTCAGATAGTGCTGAAGAGAAGCAACAGTTAAGAGATTTAAAAAAAGAAGGTATTATCAGAGATTTACCAACTGGTCAAAAAAGATTTCTCACTAACAAGAAAAATGGCACACATAACTTTCATCAGAAGGCACAATGTCCAGGATGTGGTCGTCAAATTATGTCTGTTGCTTTTCAAAAACATATTAATTCTTGTCAAGAATATAAAGAGCTAATGAACATAGAAGAAAAACATCAACATATTCTTCAGAGATTTGATACTGCTGATACAAATAAGATTATCATTACTCTATTAGATAAATCAATTTCAGAGTTCTTAGGTAAGTCATTTAGAAACAGAAAAGAATATGTTGAGAAATATAAGACACAATATATTAGGATGATTGAGAGCAAACTAAATGATACAGACCAAGATATCGAAAATAAAAACGCTAAGATTAATCGTCTTGAGAATAATAATATTAATCTAACAAATCGCATTAAGCAGTTAGAAAATAAACTCAATAATATAAACAATCTTATATCAGGCAACGTTGAGATTAACGCCAGTTAAAACGAAATACAATTTACTATAAAATATACATTAAACAAATAAAAATAAAACGAGGATTAAATATGAACAACGAAAAAACATTAGATGACTTATTTGCAGAATTAGACAATGATACAAATTCTATGGCTGAACAATGGAAGAGAGAACAAGAACAAAGAGAACTTGAGAAAGCAGCATATGAAGCTTTGATGAAGTCTAAAGAGCCTAAGCCTTTTATTTTAGGACAAGATAAGATTTCTATTAGAACAACTTCTTGGTGTTATGATACTTGTGGTAGAATGACAGTTGACTTTAATGCAGTAGCAAGAGACGATGATTTTGTTTATTTCTGGCATATTGATAAAGTAGAATGGCATCAATCTGAAGAAGGAGGCATAGGTCATCCAAATCCATTCTTTAAATTACCTATCAGCAAGGATAACTCAAACTGGTGTGAAGAAAGTGAATTTATTTGGGCAGATGAAAGCGAATGGTTTGAAATCAGTCATATTTTACTAAAGAATGCTGTTTTACCAGAAACAGAACATTTTGAATATCTATTTGATTATGTCAACAACTAATCCATAGACTTTAAATCGTGTGGCATACAGTTATAAATAGTATGACCACTTAAAACATTAACGGCAATTACTTTTTTAGTATTTTTGCCTTTTTTTGTTTGCGCATAAACTATTTCTAAAATAATTACAGGAAAGATTTCACCATCTAAGTCTTGTATATATAAAAGCTCTGCAACTTTAGGCAAACGTCTAAGTTTAGGAAGCTTATCAGGAATACGATAACTTTTTTGGCGCTTTCTCATTAGTCAACATCTAAGATGTCTTCAAAATCTTCATCTATTGTTGAATAAACTGGATTTTTAAGCTTCTTGTTGTCATTTAAATCTTTATATTTTTTAGGGACATCTTTATAACCATCATCTGCGTCAATTTGCTTTAAGACTGATAGTATGTCCGGAGCTTTATGTTCTTTTTGATTATCATCCCAAACAGATACAGTCTTGCAGAGATAACCTATAGCGTGCATATCTTCTATGTTGTGACTTTTTTTCTGGCCACGATACCAATGAGTAATAGGCACAATAAAAAACATAGGCTCATCATTACTATCAGTAAGTGAAACTAAAACTAATCCACACTTACCTAACTTCTCCATACGAATTAGTTGTTCTTTTTGATGGTGAGATAGAGCAGATTTATTTATACTTTTACGTTGTCTGCTTTTAGCTTCTATCATACCACCTTCAACCCAAGCAAAAGTTTTAGTAGAGCAAAAGAATGTAAAATCACAAGGACTAACTCCAGTTGTAAATGCTGTAAGTCTGCCACCACGTCCTCGAGCCTTTTGCATTGCGTCGTGATTTCTATATAACTCTATCTCAAAGTTATCATCTTCTATCAGTTGTCTGCCATATGCTTCAACTGCCTTTTCGAGCGTGAGACCATTTTTGTGAGCCCTTCGGCCACTTTTCTTCATATTTTCTTTATTAGCAGTCAACGAGCTTCTAACTGTATGTGCTAAACCTTTTTGTGTTTTTCTTACCATAATACTTATCCTTTGTTATATTTAATATTAGGAGGATTGAAAAATGCTTGATGCATATATTATAGAACAAATCAGAGAGAGACAAAGAAATAATCCAGAACAACGTCCGTTTTTAGAGTTACCTGTCCCTCAACCAATACCAAAAGAGCCGGAAGAAGATAAAACAGAGGCTAAACGTGTTATAATAATCGACACTGTTGATAGGGACCCTGAAGATGATATTGGGATTGTGATTGATTTATAAAATTTGTTTTTGTGTGCTATCTATTTCGACACCGTCTAATCCGATAATGCCACTGCCTTTTTTATAGTTTGTTAAACACAATTCATCACCTTCATAAGGTATCGCTAACATACCAAACATTGTATATTCTTCACGAGTAATATACCAACGGCCTTCTTCTTTTAGGTCAAATCCATATTCGTCAAGATTTTTGTCAAAAACATTTTTTAAATGAAACATCAAAGCAGGATGTGTTTCTAATACAATCCCGACAGCATCTCTATGCTCTTGCTCCATATTATTTAAACGTCTTTCAAACCAAGGATATGCATCTAAAAAGTTGCTTATTGTTTCTTCAAGTAAATCTTCGTTTTTGTCTTTAATAATTTTTGTCATAAATTCTCTCCTTTAATAATATATATAACTAAAACTTTAAAAAGGTATTAAAAATGAAATATAAAAATTCTGATGCTGTTGCTATAAGTATAGCTTGTTTTTACTTTATGTGCTTTTTATTGCCACATTTGTAATAAAAGATTTCAAAACATCTTATATGTATATATGGCTAAGCTGACAAACACGGCCACACACTCTTAAACAGGGCATTTAGTGCTTACGGGAATTTCGCAACTCCTGAATATATACAGGGGCTATGGATTGTCAGCTTAGCCTTTTTTTGTATTCTTTTTACGAGCGTCTTAGTATTCATAACTTATAAAATATAAAAAAATATTAGATATTACTATCAAAAAGTAATATAAGTGATATTTAGTATATATTATAGGTTATATTATATGAACGAAATATTTGTCAAATCACTTGAAGATGGTAGATATGCTGTAAGAATTGTAGATGTATTTAGAAGATTTGTAGCAGCTAAAGAAAAGTTCTGTATTAAAATAGAAGTTATTACAGATTTAAATGATTATTGTTATCCAATGGAAGAATTTACAATAGTCTTAGACCTGATAGATGACTTTAAGAGTATTAAATGGTTTTTCTATCATTGTCCTCCAATGCTTAATAAAGAACAAATCTTCAGCACACCAACAAAACGTAGTGCAGCATATGACCAAGTAAGAGGTCTGAAGGTATTAAAGGGTCAATATAGTTTCTATAACATCGATGAATATTGTTATTCGCACCAATTAATGTCAGATGACGAAAAGATTAAACCGTTTTAAGGAGTAAATATGAACGCAAAAGAAATGTATAACAAACACGATAAACAAGGTAAAGCACCGGGACAATGGCTTGCTCTTAAAGAAACAAAGAAGCTGCTTGATAAAGACCACGATGCTTTATATTTTAATAAAGTAAAAGATGAGTATGTATTCTCTGAACAATTACTAAGTGCTTATGAAGAACACCTAAAAAATAACAGTAATACCATTGATAGGCAGTTAACAGAAAAAGCGGAGCCATCTTCTTCTAAAAATAATAATAATACCAATGATAGGCAGTTAACGTGGGAAGAACAAGTCTATTCTCAATTTAAATCTGAATTGGGTGATGACTTATTTAAAGACTTCTTTAATAAAACAATAGAAACAATACTTGGTATCACTGTTTCAAAACTATATAAAGACTATGGTGTTAAAGATGTATGGAAAGAAAGCTCAACAGAGTTAAAACAAGTATATTCTGCATTCTTTTGTATGCTGCTCGTAGAACTAAGATGTTATAAAAAGAAAATAACACCTATCATATTGAGAAGATGGTTAAGCATACACGGTGAAGTTTTACATACATCTAAGATTATCAGCAGAACAAAGGTTCTATTCGAAGGTGAAGACTATAAAGTAATGTTTAATAATAGACTAACATTAAGTAAGGTGAAGAAATGAGACAAGATGAACTAATGCTCTCATTCGCAGAAATTACTGCTATTATTAATAGAGCTAATGCAGACTTAGAAGAGTTTTGCTTACAAAATAAAATCACAAGAGGTAGAGATTTAAGAAGACAACTCCGTGAAATGCGTGAAGCTTGCACAACAACTCTAAAAAAATCTTTACAATACGAAAAAGATTTGAGACAGACCAAAAGGAAGAAGAAATGAATTTAGACACAGCACAAGAAATTGTATTACTCCTGCTCAAGAATGAAAAAGCACAAAGAGCAATGATATTATTCTTAGCAATCACATTATCAGTCATTGGTGGATATAATCTAAAATCTGTCGATAAGTCTGTAATATGTGAAGGCGAAGAAGCAACTATTGTTTCACAACAAAAAAAGCTCGGAGAGAAAGATGCTCTTCGTGTTAAACAATTAAGAGAACAAAGAGATGCAGATAGACTTACTTGCGAAGAAGAAATTGAAAGCGCAAAACAACAACAAATGGCAGCAAACGACTTCTTGCAATGCTCAGACGTCTGCGCACTCATAGGTCAATGTAGAGAGGCAGGTCGTTGCGATGATTTCTAAAATAATGTCTGTTTTACTTTCTCTAACTTTATGTATAAACACAGTAGCAGCGCAAGAAATAAAAACAGAGAATAACTTTGATTTATCTGAAGCACCAATGGTATGGTCACCCCAGAAGAAAAAACTAAAGGTCGGTGATTTAGAGCTGACAGTATGGATTATGCCAAGACCAAATCTTATTGCTCCTATTGCAGGCTATTTAGTCTATAGGTCAGATTTAGGCCAGATGAAAGAAAGATTAGATAACTTACAAAAAAGAATAGACCTTTCTATTAAGTCTGAAAGAGCTGCTTGTGATTTACAATTAGTGCAGAAAGATAAAGATTGTGCTGATATAAATAAAGAGTTAAGAGATAAATTAACAGAACGTAAAAACACTATAGACGATTTAAATTCGAGACTTGGTAAAGAAGAAAATCTTAATAAAGCTCTTATGTGGGTAAGCGGAGCAGTTATACTATCACTTACAGGCACATTAGTTGCTATTTCAGTAAAATAAAATTATACATTACTAAAAAGGTGTCTATAGTATCTTTACCTGAACTCCTAATCCTAATTTTCAGCTTTAAGTTATTCTTATAATAAGATGTTATGTTATGTCATCTTTCTTAAAGTTCTGATGAAGGTTTGGTAGATTTAAGTATTCTAACTTGCACAACGCAGAGAAGCCGAGGCCTGAACAACCTCGGTTTTTTTGTATTCGCTTTTCGATAGCTCAAAAGGCACTCCAAAAACTTTTTTTATTTTTTTTTGTAAAAATTGAGATGTTTCTCAAGTTGTAGTATATATAGTAATAGGAACCAAAAAAACTAAACTAAAGAAAATAAACAACGGTTCTTAAGGAGAAACAAAATGGCATCTAAAGCTAACAAGACATCAAAAATTTTATTCGGCTCTTCATCAAACAACATTGCAAAGTTTTTCAATGGACGAGCACTATGTGATACAACTATCTCGGCACTCTTTGACCAATACATTTCTGAGGACAACAAGATACACTGCGTTTACAAAGTAATCGACCGCACTAATGGCTTTGAATACTGGGGAAAGATTAACACAGCATCATTCTCCAAATTCAGAAAATATGTTGGAAGCGGCACTCTTCTTCGTTATATGGTTGCTCAAAAAGGCATTCATAACTTCGAGCAGCACTTTATGTCTTTCTATGAAACACGTGATGAGACTGAAATCGCAGAGAGACAAATTGTAGATGAAACATATCTTAAAATGGCTGACACTTATAATATGGCTGTAGGGGGAACAAATCATTTTAAGGAGCCTAAGAAAATGTTTCACTGCAAAAACACCGGCAAGACTTTTAAATGTAATCATAACGCATTAGAGAGAATACTAAGCACATTTGATAACTTCGCTAAAGGTATATCAGCTCAAGACATCCTAAACTCACACTGGATGAACGGCACACTGAAGAATGTTGTAGAAAAACAAAAATTCACAACAGTATGGAAAGACACATTAGGACAATACGAAGAACTCCAAGTCCCAACATCTAATCTTATTCAGTATCTTAATAAAGGCTATGAGATAAAGAGCACTAAACTATGGATACACATCCCAAACCAAAGCATCTATCGCAGAGGACAAAATTGGAAGCAGATACAAAGTAATACAGAAAACGTAATGCACTATATTCAACAAGGCTTCATAGCAGGAAGACCACCTCGTATGGAAGGCGCAATTATCGACAGCAACTGGAAAGCAAACAAGATGAAGACAAACAAAAGAAATAAAAAGCCTTTACAAACTCAAACCGCATAATAAACTAACAATATTGCTTTTAGCAAGTCCTTTCTTTGAACTAAGCCCAGACTTAAAACCTCTGGGCTTTTTTTTATTTACAATTCGATAGCTGTAAAGATACTCACTCAGAGTATATATCTATCGTAGATAGATATGGCTCACACGCTGCTCTATTTATTTAACAATTATTTTACAGTTTTTATATAATTTCTTCATATTGAATATATTTATTAAAGAGGAACACATAATGAGTAATAAAATTAAAGTAGCTGAAAATTTAGAAACAGACACTAAACCTTTAGAGGCAGCAAGTAAGATTTCTAAAGTAGCTAAAAGCGAAATCATTAAAAAAGAAGATTACGTTTCACCTTTACAACATCCAGACAAAGTCCATTCATTTATCAGAGATTGCGAAGTGCCATCTCAAACTAAAGGACCATTCTCACGTGGAGATAAAGAAAGATGGAAAAATGTAGTAGAAACACTATTAGTAAGGGGAGTAAAAAGCAGCAGAAAGATAGGAGATATCTGTGGATTAACGCACGTTACTGCGAATAAGTTTATCCAAGAGATTAAAGAAGAATGGCAAAGCGATTTAACTCCTAACAAAGTAAACGTTAGAAGAGAACAACTCTATGGAGAGAATGAGAGAATAGCAGACTTCTGCTGGCAGCTTATTCAAATAGACCCATTAGCAAAAGAAGTCCCATCTTATCTGAAAATTATAGGCGATACTAATACGCGTAGAAGTAGATTAGTAGGAGCAGAACAAATCACATTAGCTGTAGGGCAGATTGAGACTCATAATATTGATACTAAACAAATACAAGTTCAGGCAGCAGCAAAGTTAGGCGTTAGCGTAAATTCTCTTAAAGAGTTAGGAGATACACTTGCCACTAAAATGTTGCCCAGTCTAAGTGAAGACACAGAAGAAGAGAAAGAAAATGAAAAGCAACAGGAAATTGACAGTAAAAACGCAAGTGAAGATACAAACGCCAACTGAAGTTAAGATTATTACAGAGGGAGGCGAAGTAATGCCACACTGGTGCGAAACGCCAGAAGACTTAGAAGCAACTCTATCTATAGCGCAATCTTGCGGATGGAGAGTTAAACATAACAATAGATTTATACAAGGAGAGTAAAAATGAATGACGACTTATCAACATACGCTTGGGTAGCACTATTTACGGGGAGAATATAATGGCACTTTATAATCAAATCTGTAATAACGAAGAATGTGAAATGACAATATTTCAGGATAGACGTAAGATGTCTGAAATAGATGAAGAAATATGTTGCCCGCTTTGTAATAAAGTAGCACCTCGGACTATGCACCTCCCAGCATTTCAT